TTGCCGTGTCGGTAAGCTCAAGCCCCCCGGCTAACCATGCATTGCCATTCCAATCGAGCGTGGCGGCGTTGGATTTGTTGCCGCCGATGCCAGTTCCATTTCCTACAATGTGAGCATACACCCCGTTGGAATCTGCAATGTTGTTGTGTCCCTCGACAACCTGATCGGCCGATGCGGCAACGGTGTAATTGCCCATCGCAACAGCGCAGCTTTTTGACGCTGTATTGTTATCGCCCAACCGCGTTGATGAGAACCCGTCATGGACACCGTCGAGTTCCCTGCCGACAGTAAGCGTGTTGCTGATATGTGCATTCGTATTTCCTACTCGGAATGAAAGCGCAAGTCCAACCGCCGCCGCATCAGCAGCCGCGCCCGATACGCTCAATGTGGGATCGACATCGAGATTGTCCGTTACCCATTCCATTTCAGGTTCATGCGTATCGCGCCGCACCGTTCGCCAATACAAATTAGGAAGCGTTGAGAAACCGAATGCAATCTGTAAATTCGTCCCCGGCGAACGCTGCGTATTAATAATCGTATAGGCGTTTTCGGTTGGCATATCAGCCCAGTAGTTGTCGCCCATGTTTGTGCGAAAAACAGATGCCACATCCACAAGCGCCAACTTTGGCTTGTTGTCCGTAGGGTCGATGTAATCGCTCGGCTTGATGTTTTTGTAGCCAACGAGGATATCCCTGTCGGTGTCAACCACAACCTGCTCGACGATTGTGTTTAGTTTTTGCGCCAGCGAGATGATTGCGCCACGCACGTTCTCGCCTATAACGGCATCTTGGAAATCTTTAATTTCATTTGATATATCGCCCATTTTACCTTCCTCCTTTTCAATATACATGCGCAACCTGATCCGTCAGGCTCATCGTTCTGATTCCGAACGTATAGTTCGCTTCGTCCGGACGCATCAGATCGACGTCCATTTTTGTAAGCGGCATATTGGTATCGATCCCGTGCGGGATGCTTTGAACCCTGTGAATCTTACCGAGCCGCAGGTTGTCTGTTTCCACGCCGCCGTCGCGCAGATCCGCGGCGGAAAGCGTGAGTCCTGTCATAAGCCCCCCGCCCTGCGAAAAAACAGATACTCCGGCGGCATAGAGCTCGTCCGGATCGTCGATCTCGTCAAACGTCACAACCCTCGCGATCCTGACGCCCAACGCGGCAACGGCTGCGGCGTTCTCGATATAATCCCGGCCGCCGCTGTTGGCGGCCTGTTTTATCGTCAGACGTCCGGCGTTTTCCCCCTGATCTTTTCCAAGCGGGATCACCACCGTATATACGTCCTCCCCGGAAACGTGTTCCTGCAGATCCAGCAGGTTTTCGCCGAAACGGATCGCCTGCTCGCCTGCCGATCCGCTGGATACAGTATAATCGATCACGTTCTGCCCGTTGACACGCCGCACGGATACGTACCCCCCGTATGCCGATATCACGTCCTGCAGGAAATCGCCGATCTGCGGGTAGTCCGTGGCCTCGCAAACAACCGTTCCGAAGTTGTCCACCGTTCCACGGACGAAAGGTACCGCCCCGGTTTGCCGGGAATTATAGGCCGTGCAGAGCTTATTGATCAATCCGGCTGCGCTGCCGGAGTACCTGCCGCTGCCGGAGAGATCCTCCGGCCGCAGGCATTCGTCGTTCAGCACGTTCAGCAGTCCCTCGCAAACGATCTCTTTGCAGTTTCGTATATCCCGATCACTGTAAAGCACACGGCCGCGAAATAATTCTTCCCCGTCCTGCAGAAGCCAGCATTCCGAAGACAGCGCCGGCAGCAGATCGAAGGCGGGATGGCTCGGCGGCAGCCGGAACGTCATACTTCCGGCCCTGTTCAGCTCGAGAGCCACGTTGGCAGCCATGACAGCGTGATCGTTGCGGTCTCTGCGCGGGTGCCATATCAGCCCCGCGCTGCTCCGGATCTCATACATTACGGCCGCCCTCCTCTGTATTCCACAGCGACGGCGCCGTTGCCGGTGAATCTCATCGTCTGCTCTCCGTCCAGAACTTCGATCGCGGGATAACACATTCCCCCGGTATGCCAATTGAAATCGACGTCGCTGCGGGAAATATTTACAGGGCCGGTCTGCGGCCCTTCGATCACGTTATGCCCTTCCACGGTATGCTCGGCGTCTACCAGATACAGCGGGTAGGTTGTGCCCTTATAGGTTACGCTGATCCCGTTTCCGTCCGAAGAGATCGCGTAAAACACCGGAGACGTCGGCATGGGGCTGCCTATTACGTTAAGCACCTTCGTACCGCTCACGGCAATGCTGTGCTCCGCATCCAGCGCCCCATCGGCCGTCAGCCGTCCGTAATTACGGATAACGCCGAAGCGGAAGCTGAACGGATCCCAAAGCCAGGGCTCCACAGAGGAAAACGTCTCATACTTATACGGATCCACCTTCGCCGTCACAGTGATCTTGCCCGTATACCGGCTGGATTTGATGGGATCCACCAGCACGCGGCCTTCATAGTAATACATCGGATCGTCGTCACAAACGATCCGCATCCGCTTTCCGTGCAGGAGCAGCAGAATCTCCGAATAACGCGACGCCCAGCGTTTGGCGTCGTCCATCATCACAAAGCTGCACGTCAAGGTACGCGCCTTATAGTTAACGCGGCCTGTCATTGCCTCTGAAAGATCCAGCAAACCGTTTCTGCCAGGGATCTCATACACGTATAATTCCGGCTCCGGCGCGCCGATCTCCTGCCGTTCCTCCATGGCGAGATTCATATCGCGCCACGAGTGCAGCCCGTTGAAAGAGATCCCGTATTCCTGTTTTACCATCAAACACCCCTCGCTTTCATTGCGCTGATGCGCCCGAACCGTTGATCGAGATAAGCGATCAGCGTCTCAAGGACGCCGTCGGCGTCCTCCGGCTTCCCGCGGTAAAGCGCGAGCATCTGCGCCAGGATCTCAAGGATCTGCTCCAGCAGCTCCTCCGAGCGGCCGTTCTCCCGCATCGGTTCCGCGTCCGCGCCGGGCATATCGGTAAAGCCGAAGCCGTCTGTGCGCAGCACGCGCGAGATCGCCGGCGTAAAGGTTGCCTCGGCGTCGATTTCGTCCGCCATATCGCGGAAGGCGTCGTCTACGAGGTATGCGTTGGTATCTACGCCTACGGCGATACCGGAGGGCAGAAATTTACCGATCTCGTCCGCCATCAGCTTACTGGGCGAACCGATCTTGAACAGCCCTTTGATGAAGTCGACCACATTGCCGACCCACCGTTTAATGTTTTCTTTGAACCAAGACATAGAACCGGTAATCCCCTGCCACAAACCCTTTACAAGATTAAGACCGGCTTGCCCCAGTTTTGGGGCAGCTTCTATCAGCCCCATAATCAGCTGTTCTGTACAAACAACTGCTGCCTTGAGGATTTGTGCGATCATATCCGGATCGCTCAATCCGTTAATAAGAGCTAAAACAAGAGTAATCCCGATCGATAGTATTTCAGGGGCCATCTGCAATAATCCGAGACTCAGTTTTTCAACAAGCATAACGGCTGCTGTTCCTATCTGATCCCCGTTTTCGTTCAGTCCGCTAATAACAGAATCCAACAAAAAAATTGCACCGTCAATCAACGATTCGCTGTTTGCAATTATTCCGTTTAACAATTCAAGAATGATTGTTCCGGCCGCCTGTGCAATCTGAGGTGCTCCGTTAAAAATATTTCCGAGCATCGGCAAAAGATTATTGAGTAAAAAAGTTTTTATGCTTTCCCCCAACGCCTCCAGTGCCGGCATGATATCCTCTCCCAATGCGAGCTTGCCGAGAACATTTTGCGCCGCCGCCTTCATGGAGGCCATGGAGCCGGAAAACGTGCTGGCCGCCTCCTTTGCCGTGGTGCCCGTGATTCCAAGCTTATCCTGAATCACGCTTACAGCGTTATATACGTCGGCAAGATTATCGATATCATAATGGACGCCGCTGAGCTTTTCCGCGTCGGCAAGCAGGCGTTCCATTTCTGTTTTGGTGCCTCCGTAACCGAGCTTGAGGTTATCCAGCATTGTATAGTTCTGCTTGGCGAACCCCTGATAGGCGTTCTGTATGCTCTGCATATCGGTGCCCATCTTGTTGGCGTTGTCGGCCATGGCGATCACGGCTTTGTTCGCCGCCTCCGCAGCGGCGTTCGTATCGCCGTCAAGAGAAGAGAGCAGGCTCGCCGCGAATGAAGTGGACGTCTCCATATAATCATTCGCGGAAAGGCCCGCGGTTTTCCATGCGTTATCGGCAAAGGCAAGCATTTTCTCCTCGCTCGCCTTCAGCGAATCGTAGGTTTCCTGCACCTCCGTTACGCTTTTTCCTACGCTGCGGGCATATTCCTGTACGCTGTTCGCTCCACCGGCGCCGAACAGTGTTTCGATGCCGCCGATGCTCTGCTGCAGGTCCGCGCCTTCACTGAGCGCCTCGCTCACCACCTTTTTGATGGCGACGCCGATCCCGGCGGCGGCTACGGCCTTTTTGATCATGCCGACAATATTCGAACCGGCTTTGGAACCGGCTTTTTTCGACGGTTCTCCGATCTCATTGCCGAGCATTTCCCCGAGAGCGCTTTTGATCCCCTGCGCAGAAGGTACGATCTGAACGTATGCCTTGGCAAGGTTGGTTCCTTCGTTCATACGCTCCCCCCGTTCATACTTTTTATCATTTCCTCCCGGGCGCGTTCAAACGCCTCGGGGGAATCGAAAGCGACCGTTTCCGGTTCGCGTTTTTGTTCCTGATTATCAATCAGCAGACGCAGCACGCTTTTCGGCTTGTTTCTGCCGTGGAGCGCGTCTTTCGTTTTGGTCCATACCAGTTCGCTGAGCCGATCCACCGCCATTGCCAGGAGCTGCGTCTTCAGGTCCCATCGGATCCCGTGCAGCTGCCGTTTTGCGCGGCTTTCCGGCGGCAGGCCCAAAGCAAACGCCGCCGCTTTTTTCAGCGGCAGCGTCTGTCGGTCGGTAACGCCGTAGTATTCCGCGAAATCACAGTCGAGCGCGTCGGCGTCCTTCGCTTCAAAATAGGCGTATACCGCTATTTTTTTTTACTGTTCAGCGCATCGATCACGGCGTTGATCAGCTCGGTGGCATGGTCAACGCGCACGAAGCCCGCATGCTTCTTTTCAAAAGAAACGAAAGCGCGGTAGCCGCTGTCTCCCAGCAGCGCCTCGCACGTTGCGCGGATATCCGGCGGACGGTTGCCGTCCAGATCGGAAATAAACTGCCGGACTGTATCGTAGATCTCCAGATCCTTTAACGCGTCCTCGTTCACGCGGGCCTCAAACCCGCAGGGCGTTTTTACGTTCAGCTGGCTCATCCGTTCCCGCCTCCGGACGTTGCGGCAGGAGCGGTCTGGATATACTCGTAATGGGAATTGCCCTCGGCGTCCGCCTGGCAGGCGATCGTGGTCTCATAGCCCACCGCGTCGCCGTCGGTATAGGTGATCTCACCCACCTCGGTCACGTGCGCTCTGGGGACTACGATCCTCTTGAGCGCGCCGCGCAGGACCAGCTCAAACACCATCGACACGTCCTCGGTATCGCTGTTGTTGACGGACAGCGCGATCCCCGCGGAAAGCGAGCCGGTTACGTTCGCGCTGCCGTATACATGCTTCAGCACGTCGATATTGAGCACCTCCAGCAGCGTATACGTGAACGCATCGGATTTGCCGTTGTTGGTGACCAGCACCTCATCGCCGCCCCACGCCTTCACGGTTTCGATCTCCACGTCATACGCGTTTTTCAAGCCGTCCTCGCTGACATAACCGAGGTTCTTGAACGCAGCGTCCAGCGCGGCCGTCGCGTTCGTAGGTAGCGTGGTGCCGACCGGCGCAGCATAAACCGCGCCGCCGATCTTGGGCTTGCCGGCTGCCACGTTTTCAACAGTATTCATAAGTGTTTCTCCTTTCAGTAGTATGTGATGTCAAACACCGCCTGAAAGCGGTGCTTTTTTTCCTCCGTATCCGGAAACGGATACGCTGCGTTCAGCCTGCATCCGGCGATTTCCGGAAGCGAAGGAAGCCCGTCCATGGCTTCGATCACCGCATCGCAGAGCACGCCGGCTGCATACCGGCTGCCGCCGTAACTTTGCACGGCTACCACGGCGGTTTTCAGCCGGTTGCGCGCGCCGCCGCCGGTTTGCTGCACAAGGCAGAAGCTCTCCGGCCGCGGCTGCGGCATCTCTGCGTATGCGGAAACCGGAAGCACGCTGTCCAGATAGTCGATCACGATTTTCTCTATCATCCTTTGCCTCCGATCGCCTTCAGCAGGCTGTTGTTTTTCGCGTTGTCTTTCACTGCCGATGCGGTTTCCGTATATACGGAAACGTTGGCGCGTGATTTTCCGTTCGGGTAAACGCTTTTTTCATATCCCCGCGGCAGCTGCCGCAAAGCGGCGTCGGCGTGCTTCTCAAGCTCTGCAACGATCTCCGGTGAAGTCATCAGGGCCTTTGCACCGCCGGACAGGAGCTGAATTTTCACCTTACTCACAGCGCTCCACCTGCACCTTCTTGTTCCAATCCAGAGGAATGTTTGCCTCGATCCCCGCCGTCGGGAAGCCTACCGTGCGGTACGTCCCTGCAAACGGCGCGGGCAGCGTAACAACGGTATCCTCCCAAACGTGCGTATCGCCCTTCGGGATCGCCAGCGTATACGCGATGCGTTTGCCGTAAAGGTTCCACGCGGTCGCGGCGTCCTCGCTCGTCGGCTGGCCTACAAGCACGTTCTCCACCGGCGTTGGTGTTTCGGTGTATACCGGCGCCTTCAGCGGGTCAGTTCCCGTCTGCGTTTTCTGCGTCAGCAGCACCGTAACGCCCATGATCCGGGTCATACAGCTCGATCCCTCCGATTCTCTGTTTTCGTATCAGTCCCAGACGCTTCAGATCGTTGTTCATGATCGCGTTTGCGATCCCGCCGCCGGGAACGGCGAACGTACCCTGCCAGTTGTAACCGAGGGCGGCCTGACTTTCCTGGCTCATCGGCTCACCGGTGGTGGCCTGCCGGAGCACGCGGGCGGTCACGTCCACCGTAACGGCCTTTACGACCGTACCGTAGATTTCCCCTGCGGCGATCATCGCGTCCAGATCACGGCCGATATTCGCGGCCGCCTGCCGCAGCAGATCCGATACCACGGGGAGCAGCTCCGCGCAGCGCGCACTCTCCTCCGGCGTAAGCGGTCTGAATAAAACGCAAACGTCTTCCACGCTTGCGTATGCGGTTCGTTCGCTCATAATTCCTCCTTTTACTGTTTTATAACAGTCCCGTCCGGGTATACTAAGAGTTGTATAGCCGAATGAGCCGGAGACACAGTCGGGTTCATATCCAACAAATCCACCAAAACAACGTCGCTTTGGATAGTCACCTGAAATACAAAATAATATTTCTGATATCCAACGGATTCGATTGCCCGGACGCTGATCGGCGTCAGTTTGCTTGTCAGCAAAGCATTATCACTTACCAACCGCAATCCACGTATCCATATTCCCAGCGTGTGTTCCAACAATGCAAACGGGATCAAGCTCTACGCCGCTGCCACTAGCCGCAACAAGGTTTCCACCAAACACAACCATTGTGGCGCAGTACATTGTCGGATAGAACCGCTGCATCACCGTAGCGCCATTGATCTCCTCTTCCAGTTCAGCATAGACATTTTTGCCCGCCTCGATTGCTGCGTTAATTTCTGCTACGGTTTTATTGTCCGTGGTAATTGTCTGCGCATCAGGATCTATGGTGAGCGTAACAACGTAGTCATTCAAAGCGGACGGGGATACAAGCGCATACACACCGTTTTCCACGCCGAGGGTTTTGCCGTTTGCGGATGCATTAGCTTCGGGAATTTCATTGGCATCCATTTTATCTGCCAAAGCCGCCGTGATAACCTTGTTCTGCACTGGGTATACGCTCGTTTCGGAAAGCTCATTGTCAACGGTGATGACTCCCACCTTTTTAAGGATTTTGACGGTGGTGTTTTCGATGGCGCTGGTGTCGGAAACAATGGAGTTACCGTCCGTCGGGTTAATAACAATCCCATATGCAGGCGTTCCAGAAATGCCGCCTCCGCTGAAATTATATCCGTATATTAAGATTCCCTCGTTTTCCATACGGGTTAGCGGATACTCTTCCGAATTAAAATACAGAGCATCGTCCGCACTTACGCCTGACAGGTCAAGGGCAACATTATCGGCAAAATACATACCGCCCTGTTGCTCCATCGTTCCGACTTCAATTTCCGCCACGGTTTCGTAGGTGTCACCGCCATGCGGAGGTGCACTTTCCCAACCGTCACCCGTGGAAGTCATCACGTTGCCAGCAGCACCGGGCGTGGGGAGAGAACCGCCGCCGCCGTGTTCGGAAATCCACGCCGCCAGCGTGCCGATCAAGGAATCGATACGGTTACCTTTCAGAGCATTCACGTTCTGCGCTGCACCGAAAGCGACGATCAGCTCCTTCAGCTTCTTGGAAATACTCACCGGACTCCCTCCTTATTCGGTATCGGTCTTGCGGATCAGGGCGAACGCTTCGGGGAACAGGATCGCCCAGCCGATGTAAGCTTCGGCGCGCAGGCAGACCTCGTTATACCGCTTCAGGTCGCGGCCGGTGCCGTCGGGATCGCCGTATTCGATGACCTCCAGCGGGATCTTCTCGCTGTAGCCCCAGCGGAACGAACCGGCGAAGTCGCCAACGACCGCCATGGTGGTAAGCACGTCGCCTTCCACCGTCTGCGGCGCAAAGGGAACGGTGCTGTTGGTATCGCAGGCAAGGCCCGCAAAGCTGTTCGGACGGCCGCCGAAGCGGAATTCGGGATAGCGGAATTCGTTGATCCCGTTCTGCGCCCGGCCCATGGCCGCGGCGAAGGCGGGGGCCATAGCGATGCCGCTCACGTCCGCATCCGCGCCCACAAGCGCGTCGATGGCGTCCTGCAGGATCTCGTCGGGCGCGTCGGGATCGAAGGCGAAAACGCTGCCGTCGGTAAGCAGGCCGTAAAAGCTGTTGGTGCCGCGGAAGGACGCGGCCGCCTTGTTGCGGGGATTGATGCCGTGGAAGGCCGCGATATCGAAGCCGCGGGCGATCTTCTTGGCAAAGCCGTCGGCGAACGCCTGCAGATAACGGATGCGGCGCTCCTCCGAGGCGTATTTGAACTCGTCGGAAACGCGGTGCTGATAGACGAACTTGATCGGCTTGATCACCTTTTCGGTGAATTTGGCGTCCGCGGCGTTCTTCGCCTCGCCTTCGCCCACGATCTCGGCCTCGTCGTCCATCGTGAACACCATTTCCTTTTCGCCGGTAAAGGGCTGGGGCGTCTGTGCCGACAGCTTTGCCAGCGTGGAATGGCCGTTGACCTTATTGATCAGCTCGGTCACAAGCTGTTCCGGGAACAGGGTCCCGGTCTGGGTGATAGTATTTGCGCTCATATGGTTACCTCCTTAAAAGTGTTATTTCAGCGCGTTGCTCAGGTCGCCCCACTTGCCGGCGTCGGTCCCCTGGCCGGGGTCCGCCAGCGGTGCGGGCGGCTGTACCGGCGCGATCAGCTTTGAGAGCACTTCGGCGTCCGCGCGCAGCGCGGCTTCGTCGTCGCCCGTCAGCCGGTCGGCCAGCTCCGCGGGGAGATGCTTCTCCGCCGCGATCCTGGAACGGAGCAGTGACCGTTCCGCTGCTTCGGCTCTTGTTTTCATAGCGGTGAGATCGCTCTGCGCCTTCTGGATCTGACCGTTGAGCGCGGTGATCTGATCGTCATACTTCTTGCCCTGCAGCTCCTTCAGAGCCGCGGAATCCTGCTTCAGCTGCTCGTAATCGGCGTATTTCGCGCGTTCACGCTGCAGCCTTGCTTCGATAATCCCGTTCAGCTCTTCCTGCGTTTCGATTGTTTTGAATTCTGCCATGTTATACTCCTTCCCATTTAACCGCATGGTTTGCGTAGTTTAATATGAAACACGCTGTCGGCGCCGTTCGCTTTGCTTCGAGCAGCTCCACGCCGCAAGAATCACGCTCTCCAAAAGGGATACGTCGATCTCGTCGCGGATGCTCTGATACCCGAAGCCGCCGGCGGTGCCGATCGGCCTGTGTTCGCAATTCGACGCGCTGTCGGTCAGTGACGCCTGATTTTTGTGGCACAGCTTGCCGTCGCTCATCATCTGCTCCAGCAGCGCGTTTGCCTCGATCACGTCGGCCACCTTCGGCAGCAACGGCGCGTTCAGGCCCATTTGACGCATCTCATCCGCCAGATGCTGCGCGGCCGCGCCGTCCGCAACCACCTGCGCGGCGTCCGCCTTGCTGAGGAACGAAAGGATCCAGCTGTCGCCGTCCCGCACGGGGCGGCAATCGACCACTTCGGCAAAGATCCTGTCGTCCCAGGTGCGCACGGCGATCGCCATGCTCACGTTCGGCAGCTTTTTGGCGTATTTGATGCCGACGCACAGCTTTCCCTTCAGCTCCGGCAGCTCCGGCACGGCCATGGCCTCCCATTCCGCTTTGGTGATCGCGGAGGAAAGCGTATAGGTGTACCAGTAGCCGAGGCGCTGGATCACGAAGTCGAGCGTATCGCCGCGGATCTCGCCGCGGATCTTCCGTTCGGTGAGTATCGATCCCAGCGACGGGTTCGTTTCGTACCACAGCTCGACGTCGCGTACGTCCTTCGGTTCCTCGGTCACGCCCCATTCGGCCCAGCCGACGTCCTCGGTCCGCCCGGCGAGGGCGTCGTTGCGCATATCAACGAACACCGTGCCGGCGCTCACCGTGGTGGGCGGCGTTCCGCAAAGAATCGTCTGCGGGTTTTTGCTGTCCGATACCGTGTAGATCAGCGCAGATTCCTGTGCCTGTGTATATTCCTGCGCTTCGTCGATGATCAGAAGGTCGTAGCCTTCGCCCAGGCCGCCGCTCTCCGTACGGGTGCGGAAGCTGATCCGCCCGCCGTTTGTCAGTTCAACGGTCTCCAGGCCGTGCCGCTTGCAGGTGCGAAAGCTCTTTGCGGGCGGGATCTCGTTTTTGGTCTTCCGGCCGAGCTCTTCATAGCCCGCTTCGCCGAGCACCTTGCAAAGGCGTTCCCACGCCGCGTGCGAGGTGGTGGTCCGGTGCGCCGTGTGGCAGATCTGCTCACCGTGCACAAGGCCCCAGAATTCCCGCATCACAACGACCTCGTTTTTGCCGTTGCGTCGAGGCAGCGAATAACCGAATTTTGTGTGCGTCCATAATTGGTCGGCGGTAAGGCCCATCATGTCCTTCAGGAGCGCAACCTGCCACGGCTGCGCCTTCCTGCCGGATTGCTCGTAGAGCTTTACCGCCTCCCTGCCCTTTGATAAGCGGTAGGGCAGGATCACCGCCTGGGTGGGAGTCTGGCGTCCGATACGTACCGCCACCGTCGTCCCTCCTACGTTTTACAAGTGGGGCTCCTCGCCCGCGCGCAGACCGTGTTCATAGGCCGCTCCCTTCATTTATAACGAAATCCACCCCTGCGGGATGGGTGAAATCCGCCTGCGGCGGGTGAAATCGCTGCGCGGTGAAATCCGCCTCGACGGCGGGTGGGTGGATTTCATTTCACCGGACGGCGAAGCCGAACGATTTCACCAACGGCGCGTCGCCGGTGATTTCACCGTGAGCGCAGCGAACGATTTCACTGTCTCGGGTTAACTTGCCGGTAACTTGCCGGTAACTTGCCGGTAACTTGCTGAAACTTAACTGATAGTTTACTTCGAATAACGTGCATCTTTTTACAAAACACGAACGTTATCAGCTATCGGTTATCTGCTATCTGCTATCTGCTATCTGCTATCGGCTATCTGCTATCTGCTATCTGCTATCGGCTATCTGCTATCTGCTATCTGCTATCGGCTATCTGCTATCGGCTGACCGCTCACATGAGATCGCCCACGTCGATCCCTTCCTTTTCTGCGCGGATCTCCAGCGCCTTCAGATACTGGCCCATCGCAGCGGCCTGCGCCTCCAGCAGTTCCACGCTGCACTTCATTCTGAAGCCGAGCGTGCCGGCGCGGGCCTTGATGATCAGGCGGTGAAGCCGCTCATACCGGATCTTCGTCTGCCGGTATTCCGCAATGAACCGGTTCTCGTGGTGTTCGCTGCACATCAGATCGACGGTGTCTCTTAAATCCATCATGTTTTTTCTCCCTTCGGTTGGTTTTTATATAACGAAACGCCCCGGATCGATCCCGAAGCGTTTGCTCTCAGTTTTGGTTTTAACCGCACTTTTTCACGGCTAAAACTGTATCATATTTTCAAATTGTGCCATTTTTGGTTCTGTTTCCGGCAGGAATTACACTTCACCCTGAACTTCCGATTGCGGTTTTACGCGCCGGGAATGATCTCCTTCTGCTCCTTCAGCGCCTTTTTCACCCGTTGGAGCATGGTATTATCCACGAGGTATGCGATCCCCTCCGGCGTGATCCCGCAAAGTTCGAAGTCTTCCACGATCGTATCCTGCCCCCACGCTTTCATAATACGCAGCCCTTCGATATACCCGCCGTTTTGCATGTGCTCGATGATATACAGCCAGTACTGCGGATGGATCCGGAACAGCTTTCCGTCATGCCGCAGCGCCGCAGCCTCCGGCTCCTTCCCCTTTTTCAGACAATCGTACAGATAATCGAGTATCTTGTACACGATCACGAAATAGTCGTCTTTTGCCATAATGGTCTCCTTTCGGCATATAAAAACAGCGCCCGTAGGCGCTGTCTTGCTGTGTGTTGTTTTTCATACGAACATTCTCAGAAACTCTTCTGACAGCCGAATATCGTATTTTTCAAACATGTAGATGGTTGCTGAACTCCATTCAAAACCGTCCTTCTCCCGGATAATACTTTCATGCGAATAACACTTTCCAGTAACGGGATCCTTAAGTGTAACCATTCCGATTAATCCGGGTTCCGGCTTTTTCAGATACTCCAAAATACGGGACTTTAATTCTGGCGGCAACTTTTCCACCATAGTGTCGTCGTTCTTAAACTCACCCGGCCGAAATGAAACTCCCTTCGCTTTAATTGAGAGCAAATTATCCTTTTTCATGTTTTCACCTCTTTTATGCTTCCGTCAGGCATAAATATTCTCCAAATACCAGGCTTACTGTAATCTGGTTGGCCTTCTCCGTTGTCTCCATAAAGTCTCATTTCACTGATTCCATGATCATCCGGAGCGCTAACCCAAACGTCTGTAGTCGCAGCCATTACTGGCATATTCATTTCTCTTGCGACTAAATAAGCCAATCCACGATCTTTTTCTCCTGCAGAACAGCTACATAGCCGAATTGCGCCATTCTCCAAATTTAGTCGTTTCAACGTTTTTATAAAAACTTCAACGGGCACGTCGAATTCCGTTCCGTCTGCATTCCGAGTTGAAACTCCGAATGCGTCTCCGTGAATAAATACATCGTCATACCCATGGATCGGCGGTACGTGTTTTACTCGTTCAAAAAGAGCATCTGAAGAATTGTGTAAATTATGAGACGACAAAGATATTGCCTCATCCACTTGTATTATACCACGTTCTCCACCATTTGCAAGCCCGTATTCGCTGCGCATTTGCAGCGTATCCGACGAGGTATCCCCGGTGGAGGTGTGGTATGTATCGCGGCTGCTGAGCGTGTCCTCGTCCGCGGCGTAGATCTTTTTACTCCACACGTCCTGCCGCTGCCCGTCACACACGTATTCCACGGTGCAGCGGCAGCGCTCATGCCGGCGGAACACGTCGTTGCCGGTGTCTCTGACGTCCTCGTAATCGTAGGTACCGTCCAAAGAGGCGCACCAGTCGCAGCACTTGAAGGAGGCCGTCCGCACGATCTTCGGCGCCATGCCGGCACGGAAGCGTTCTTCGGCGTTCACCCTGACGTGGTCGTCGTAGAAGGCCTGCGTCAGCGTTACGATCGGCTCGCTTAACAGCCACATTTTGGCGGCGAGGTCGAGCTCGGGATCACCCGCCTTGAACAGCAGATCCCGCACCCGTCTCCGCGGGTACGGCGCCTCCACTTCGTTCAGGCCCAGCCCGTTCGCTTCGTCTATGATCTTCTGCGCCTCGGCGGCGGTACTGTTTACCAGCGCGTGGGCGCTGCGCATCAGCGGATCCACGGTGTCCATCAGAATGTTGAAGTAAAGCGTCTCGTTCGGCAGCTCATCGGGCGTGAGCACCTCGCGGATCGTATCCCGGGCAAGCTCGCCCAGCCGGGCGGAATAATCCGCAACGTCCGCCTGCGTGGCCCGCTTCGCATCCAGCTTCCGCCGGAACGCGGAGATCTGCGAATCCGTCTCTCTTTTGGTCTTGAACAGGGCCAGCATCTTTTTGCGCAGCGCTTCCGATACCTCTTCCGCCATCTTCCCCGCCTCCCCTCCATGCGCGCCCATGGGCGCGTATATCATGCCGGGCGCAAAGCCCGGAATCATTTTAGCAGCTGTTTCTGCACCGGAAGATCTTCAGTCGTTTCCGGAACGGTGGCCGCGGTTTGGCGGCATACGGTTCCGGTCTTCGGCGCGAAGCCTCCCGGGAACGTTCTTTTGCAAGCTTCCCAACAACGGTATCAATAACGGGCGAAATCATTGTCGCAAGATTCTCAGCGATTGCCTGTAGAGCATCGGCGATCTCATCCAGTATCGCTTCGGCAGCATCTGCAAATCCGCTGATTGTTTCATAAATCCTTTGCACGCTCTCCATGAAGGCGTCTTTTTCTTCCGGTGTCATAAACGCCTCCGTTAAATGCCGGTCAGGCTGCGCAACTTCTCTTCGGTGAAGTATTCCGGGAACGCCTGCTGGATCTTCTGCACCGCGTCGCCGATCCCGGCGAGCTGCGAAGCGTCCGGACTGAAGATCGGCTCCCACAGCAGCCGCGTTTCGGCGAACTGCTGCCGCAGGTAGGTGCGGTCGTCCCTCAAGCAGGCGGCGAGGTACCCGACGTTGCGTATCCCTACGCCGAAGGTGCGCTGCGCCTTGATCGCGGTAAGCCGCAGCAGCTCGTGGCTGGCCCTGATCGCCTCGCTGGAAGAGGGATTCTCGCTCGGGAACCCCATATCGTCCAGCGTGAGCCCCGTCTCTCCGGCGAACAGCCCCGCGAACATGCGCAGCTGGGCCAGGTGCGGTTCCATGCTCTGCTGGCTGAACTGCCCCACGGTGGGCTTGTCGCCCTGGTCGTCTTTGGAGATCTCCAGCATCGTGGAGATCGTGGCGCGCCACTTTTCCAGCGGTTCGTTGTTCGGATCCGTGCCGAGCACGTATTTTTGCGGGTAACTGTAAAACTCCGCCGAGATCTCGCTTCGCTTCACGGTGCGGATGGCGCTGTTCACGATATCCATGCACGCCCGTGTGATGCGCGAGTGGCCGAAGGGCCGCCTGGCGTCCGGCTTGTAGATGAACGGCACAAGCAGCGGGTGCCCCGCCTTATGCGGATAGATCTGCGGGCGCTTCTGCCCGGCGGTATAGATCTCCGTCTGCGTCGGCGTGAAATACGCCTCCGTGATCACGGTCTCGTTTTCCGGATCGCGCCTGAGCACCGCGTAGCCCTCGTTCAGCAGGCCGGTGATCGGGTTTACGTCGCCGGTGGCGTTCGCGCCGTCGATCACCTGCAGCCTCGGGAAACCGGCCTCGTCCGCGCTGATGTAGATAAAGCAGCACGCGCTTATAAGCGCCGAGAGGAACGCGGAATCGAAAAACACGTCCGGATTGTTCAGGTTGAAAATGCCCTGCAGGTCGAAGATCTCGCCGGCGCCCTCACCGAAGCCCCGGAATACAAGCCGGTCGGCGATGCTGTCCGCCGCCTTGCCGCACCACCCGAGCACGCTCTGCAAGCCGCGCAGTGCATCCGGCGTGGAGATTCCCAGATCCCGCACGGTGTACTTCATGTCGTAATATTGATACCGCAGCAGCACCCGCGTGCGTTTCGCCTCCAGCCTGCGCCGCAGCCCTTCCATTCCAATCATCCGTTTTCCCCCTGTTTATTTTTACTCTCATTTTGCGCGCGCCTCGCCTGTCGCCTGTCGCACTTTTCCGCACAGTGCGGCGGGTGAAGGTCGGAGTTGACGCCCCCGGGGGGTCTACCCCCTGTAGGTGGTCCAGTCCATCGACTGCGGCAGCCGTCTGTTTTGCCGGAACGATTCACTGCCTTGCTTTTCGTTGTTTTGTTCTTCTGAAACCGCAAGGCTGTCGCTCTTCTGCCGGTTGCAGCACCAGTGAGCGAGCTGCAGGTTATCGATATCGGAAGGATGACCGCCCTTTGATACCGGAATAATGTGATCCACCGTGGGGCTCATCGGATGCGGATAACGCAGCGTTTTATCCACCGGTCGGCCGCAGATCCCACAAACGTCTTGTGTGCGCAGAATGATCCGCTTGTTTTTATCGAACTGGGTCCGGTGCTGCCCTTCCCGATCCGGTCGGTACCGTACTGTGCCTGTACCCATATGCCCCTCCCCGGAATAAAAACGGGGCGTCCGATCGCTCAGACGTCCCCGTGATACACTTTGATGATCACAGTATATCACAGAAAATCCGTTTTGTCCGTCTCATGTTTGTCTCATTTAAAATTCCGGGATTCCGTATTCGGCCAGCGTAAAACGATACAGCGCGTGATCGTAAAGGCGATAGATCTGCGCCCGTTCATACCCCGTACGGTCCCGCAGGATCTCCACGGCTTCGGACGGGCGGTTATCCGCAAACTCCAGCAGCATATCGCGCTCCGTTTCCGATAATACCGAGAGCCCGCGCTCGATCAGATCGATGCGGATCTGATCGGCCTTGAGCGTCAGGCGCAGCCGCTTTTCCAGCACAATCAGATCGAGCAGACGGTCCTCGTGTTTGTTTCCGCCGTTCTGAACCGGCGTACTGTCGGACGAGGATTGCAGCGAGGTCTTCTGCGCCTGTATGCTGAGAATGCGTTCTTTGATATTCGGGATCGACTGCTTCAGCGCCTTGTAGTTCCGGATCTCGCGTTTGGCTTCATCTTTCCAGTTCATTGCACCTGTACCCCTCCCATTTCCGCCGCTTCGATGTAAATACCGCTCGGTTCGTTATATACCTTCTGCAGTTGCTCGATCGCCACCTGCGCGTCGTCCTTCCAGAAGCCCAGCTCCGTCATAACGTCCTTCAGCAGCTTGATCAGGTTATCCGTATCCGGTTTGCTCGTTTTGTAATCGCCGGGCTTATGTTTGCCGGTAACGGGGAATTGCCAGATCACCATAAGCCTTACCGCGCCGCGCAACGGCGTCTCCGGCCGGTGCGGCGCCAGCAGCGCCCTGTACTGCGCCTTGACGGAAAGCACGGAATTTTTGGTATACACGCGCCGGGCGTCGAAGTTGATTCCCTTCTCCTGAGAGGTGACCGTGGGGATCGATTTCATCGGCATGAAAAAATGTGTTTTCATTTGCGCTCCTTTCATTTTTTGCCCCGGCAAGGAAAGGGAAAAAGTTGTGTGCGGCGGCAGCCTCAGCCGCCACACTTTTTTCCCCTTGCCCCGCGAGGGGTGGAAAAAACCCTTTATATTCCCGTAGGGAATATACTTTTTTCCACTTCCGGAAAATTTCGATAAATTTATCGATTTTTTCCACTTTTGGAAATTTTCGATAAAGTTATCGATTTTTTCCACTTTCGGAAAATGGAAAATTTATCGATTTTTTCCGTTTCCGACTGCTATGATCAGGCCGTTTTCAACACGGTATAAATCGCTGTTTTCGGCCACGTAATTCTTGACCGTTTTCGGTTCCACACCGAGGTATTCGGCGACGTCGCGAACAGGTGCCGCGCCGTTTTCTTCCGCCGAAGAAAAGGCCGTCATGAGAGATTGACGTCGGCTTTCTTTTTTCTGCGCTTTCGTCTTTTTCTTTGAGAAATTCATCGCGTAGGGAGCGCCGCGGCCTGTTTCGCTCTGCAGATCCTGCAGGGCGCCGGTTTCATCCGGCACGTGGACGGGGAACCGGAACCAGACGTTCAGCGGCGGGAACTTCGGGAATTCGCGCAGCGTGCCTTCGATCCTCCACGCGGTGCAGGCCGCCGTCTTTTTCTTGGCGTCTTCGATCTCGTTCAGAAGGCGCTGATGAGACGCAACGCTCAGATGCTTTTCGCAGTATTTCAGCATTTTGGAAGCGCTGAGCATATCGTCTTCGCTTACGTAATTCTCCCAATCGTCCTCTTCACGGTCAAGGTATCGGATGCACAGCAGGCGCGCCGTTTCGTTCTCCCGCTGTTTTAGCAGATCCTCCGTGACCTGTAACTCGATCAGGTCGAGGAGCGCGTCCGGATCACGGGCGAATACGCCGGAACCGGATGCGCGGTCCATGCTGCGCTTATCGCCCTGGCCGCCCTTGGAGTGGTGGTGGCAGTAGATCACCGCGCAGCCGAGCTCGGTGCACAACTTATCGAACTGATTGCAGAAGGCGCTCATTTCGCTGGCGCTGTTCTCGTCGCCGGTGATCACCTTGTAGATCGGGTCGATGATCACCGCGATATAGCCCTTTTTTGCCGCCCTGCGGATGATTTTAGGGGCGAGCTTATCCATGGGCACGGCCTTGCCGCGCAGGTTCCAGATGTCGATATTTGCCAGATGATTCGGCTTTATGCGCAAGGCCGTATAAACGTCCTTAAACCGGTGCAGGCAGGAAGAGCGGTCAACCTCAAGGTTGATATACAAAACCTTGCCCTGCGCGCATGGAAAGCCCAGCCAGGACGTGCCTTCCGCCAGCGCGATGCACAGCTCGATCAGGGCGTAGCTTTTACCGGCTTTGCTGGGCCCGGCGAGCAGCATTTTGTGCCCCTGCCGCAATATCCCTTCGATCAGCGGCGGCGAGAGCTCCGGCAGATCGTCCCAGAAATCCGAAAAGGTTTCAACCTCGGGCAGATCGTCGTTGACGCCTTCGATCCAATCGCGCCATTCGTCCCATGTTCGCTTCCCGATGTTGGTATCGAGCAGATACTGTTTTTTGCCGTTCCTGGTTACGCCCGGCATCCGGGACAGCCGGGAGGGGTTCCGGTTCTGCCGATCCATCTGCAGCCCGTTTTTCTGGCAGAAATCGAAGAGAAAATCCACCCTGCGCCTATACTCGTGATAATCGGGCGCGTCGATCCGGACGATGGCGTGCAGGCTTTTTCCACCGGAATACACCAGCGCCGCCACAGGGAGCTCAAGTTCTCTTATAATGGCGTTCTGCTGTTCCAGCTCCATATTGTCGCTTTCGATCAGGGCGAAACGGTAATCGGTAACGTTGGCGTCCTTGATTCCCTCCCCGTCCAGCGGATTGAAGCGGATCCACGCGCCGGCGTCCTTGTTGTAATCGCCCAAAACCTTGCCGATATCCCCGCCGCATTTTGAGAGCTCCTCGATGAGCTGCCCGGCAGTGCGGTCCCAGCAGCCGCGCGTAGGCAGATAGCGCCCTTCCTTCTGCCAGCATTCCGTTACGTAGCCCACGTTTTCGGTGGAGCTGAACAGCGTTTCCAGATAGGTGATCAGCTGCTGCGCGGGATCCCATTCCTCGGGGATGTTCAGTTCTTTGGATTCCAGCCAGCGGTGATCCACGATCACGCCGTCTTCATGCACTACATCGTCCCAGTTCAGTTCCCTACCGGAAGCTGCAGGCGTCCAGCCGCGGTCCTGCGCCATTTTGATGATGGTGCCGCCGGTAACCGGTTCGGTCCACCCGCCGCCGAACGTCCGCCATTTCTTTTCACATTCTCCGGGATGAAAGCGCTCAGGATCCCTGTTGCTCCATGCCTCCCATACGGCGCAGGCATAGCCCTCGTGCTTGAGCGCCATGCCGACCTGCGTCCATTCCAGATAGGTGCAGGACGCCGGATCTATATACTGAATGATTTCATCAAGACCAGTCGAAGCCATTCTGCTTTTTCACCTCCGTAGGCGGCGTATAGGTTGCGGGATCGATATTGTAAGGAACGCGCCACCCGAAGGCGGCGATGCGGTCGATGAGCTTGCGCGCCGCTTCAAATTGCCACGTGCCGACGTGCCGGAAGCCTTTCCCTTCCAGGAAGCGGATCTGTTTTGGTGTGGCAAGGCCTTCGTCCTTGCGGCGGATCAGGCTGTCGATCAGGCGCTCGGCCGTGCCGGCGTGCTCGATCTCATCCGGGAAGATCCCGAATTTTTCAAGCGTCTGCTTCTGCCGCGCGGAAGGCGCTTCCAGCTCCATGCCGAAGGCGGGGCGGTAATTCACAAGATCAAGATCCTGGATGCTCATTTCATACTGCAGCGGATCCACGAGTTTGCGTTTGCGCTTGCGCATTTCGGCGAGCTGCTTTGCGAGTGCTTCCTCCCGCTGGGCAACAACGTCGCTTTCGGCCTGCGCTTCGGCAGCCTCCAGATCTACCGGCGCCCCCGCTTCGGCAATGTTTTCGGTCATTTTTGCGGCGATCTCTTCCGTTTGCGCGATCAGGCACGCCGGGCGGCACAGCTCGTGCCGTTCCGTATGCCAGAGAAAGTCCAGAAGGAGCAGATCCTTCTTCCCTTCCGCCGGGCGGGTGCCGCGGCCCACCATCTGGCAATACAGGCTGCGGATCTTCGTAGGCCGCAGAACGATCACGCAGTCAACCGAAGGGCAGTCCCAGCCCTCCGTGAGCAGCATGCTGTTGCAAAGCACGTTGTACTTTCCGGCCTCAAAATCGGCCAGAATTCCGCTTCTGTTTTCGCTGGTGCCGTTTACTTCCGCGGCGCGGAAACCCCGCTCGTTGAGGATCTGCGCGAATTTCTGCGAGGTTTTGATCAGCGGGAGAAAAACCACGGTCTTTCTGTCCGTGCAGGTCTTCGCCATCTCGTCGGCGATCTGATACAAAAACGGATCCAGCGCAGTGTCGAGTTCTCCGGCCTTGAAGTCGCCGGCCTGCGTGCCGACGCCGGAAATATCCAGCCGCAGCGGCACGGTGAGCGCTCTGATCGGCACAAGGTAGCCGTCTTTGATCGCCCGCGGCAGCGTGTATTCGTACGCCAGAGAATCGAACACCGCGCCGAGATCCCGCATATCGCCGCGGTCCGGCGTGGCCGTAACGCCGAGGAGCTTCGCATCCGGGAAATGATCGATAACGCGACGGTAGCCGTCCGTGATCGCGTGGTGCGCCTCGTCGATGATGATGGTGCCGAAATAATCCTCCGGGAAACGGCTGAGGCGCTTTTCCTGCTGCAGGCTTTGCACGGAACCGACCACAATACGGTACCAGCTTTCAAGGCAGCTCTGCTCCGCTTTTTCCACGGCGCTTTTGAGGCCTGTGGCGCGTTCGATCTTATCGGAGGCCTGCTGCAGCAGCTCCCCGCGGTGCGCGAGGATCAGCACCCGGTCGCCCGCCCGGACCTGATCCTCGGTCACTTTTGCGAATACTACTGTTTTTCCGGTGCCCGTAGGCAGCACGAGAAGCGTACGGCGGCGATCGCCGTCCCACTCGCGGTGGATCGCTTCCCGCGCTGCCTGCTGATAGGGCCGAAGATTCATCTGTT